GCTCCGCTCGTTCGGCGCGATCGTGTGCTGCCATAAATCTGCTCCTCTGACGGGCGCTCTTTGATGACGGGATCGGGATACGGACCAAGCGGCGGGTCGGGATACGGCCCCGGTGGCGGGTCGGTCTGCTCGGCGTGAAATGCCTGCAGCTCGGTCAGCGGCTCGAGCGGCCCAGGGTTGGGAATCTCGGCGACCGCCAGACGGAACGCGCGCTCGTTGGCCTGCAGGTCGCGGTCGCGTTCACCTGGTCGCTCCTGACCGCGCGCGTACTCGTTGCGTCCGACGTCGCGCTGTTGCTCTTCAGGCATCACTCGCCCCCACCACGCCGCGCTCGCCGCTGCGCCTGCTCGATCGGATCGTAGCCCTGGCCGCGCTCGAGCTTGGCCTGCAGCGCCTCGATCGACTGCGTCGCCGCCGTCTCGACACCCGCCAGCAGGCGTGCCTCCTGGGCGTCTTCACGCGCCTGGGCGCGCTTCGGCAGGATGACCCGAATGTCCTTACCGGTCTCGTCCTTGATCTGACGCAGATACTCGCGAATCTCGTCGACGGAGTACTCGTCGAAGGTGTCTTCGAGATGCATGTCCCGATACCGCTCGCCCGCTCGGCGAATGGCGTTGATCAGCGCCGCCTTCTCGCGCTGTTCCTTCAGCAGCCGCGGGTACTCCTGCTGCAGGTACTGCTGCTCTTCGCTCAGACCGCCGTCCCGCCCAGGATTCTGCGCCAGCATGTGGAAACCCTTGTCCTGGTAGTAGGCGCGGTTCTGCGGATCGCCCTGCAGCGTGACCACCGTGCCGTCCGGCTTCAGGTAGCGACGGTAGGGATAATTATAATTTTGACCTCGCCTTGGCTGAGCCGCGACCGCGGGCGTCTGCTCGAGAAGCTTGTCGAGAAATTCGTTGCCAGTTTCGACGGCCTGCGCCATTAGCTCGCTCCGTTGACCAGGATGCCGAAGTTGTCGCGCATCTCCTGATGGCCGTAAATGACCTCGACCGCCAGCTTCCAGGCGAACACGTCGATGTCATAAAACACGTGCGTCTTCGGCGTTCGCTGCACGACCAGCGCCAGCGCGTCGCGGTGGAAAATGGCGTTATTGGCCTGACCGCCCGCCGGCTTGACCAGGTTGGTGGTGACCATCAGGTTCAGCCCGTACATGTCGCCGAGCTGGCCGTTCTTGACCGGCAGTTGGCTGGTGCCGACGTACAACGCGTTCGACCAGCGATCGAGCGCCAGCTTGCTGACCTTCTCGGCCGGCGTCATGACGAAGAAGCGATCATCCTGCGGCACGTCGGCGTCATCGAGCAGTTTGATCGCGGCCAGCACGTTCGCGTCGGTCGCAGCGGTACCGAGCGTACCGACCACCTGGCTGAAGCCGGCGAAGTCCGCGGCCAGCTTGGTGTCGATGTCCTTGGCGACCGCGTAGCCGAGCTTGCGCTGGTACTCGTTCTGCAGGTCGATGCTCGACTGAACCTTGACGATGTCCTCGATGCCAAGGGCGGCGTATGACCAGATGTTTAAGGTGATTGTCGTCGCAGTTTCAGCGACCGTCTCATAGGTGATGGCGGTGTTTTCCGCTTTTGCCCGCGCGGCGAGATTGCCAATGGATGCGACCTTGACCGTCTTGCCGACCGTGGCGTCCGACTCGAACTCGCGGTTGACGCTCTTGGCGATGACCAGGTTCGACTCGGTCGCGCGCAGGACCGCTTTGCTCCAGATGTCTGGCGAGAACACGCCGTCCGCGATGGTCTTGTCTACAAACTCTGTGGCGCCGGTAGCCATGAGCTACACCCCCTAATGTCGTGTGAGGGGGATGCTCCTGGTTGGCCGATGCTGCACCCCCGGTTTTGGTCGATTGTTCTCGTCGAACAACGCGTTGTATTCAGACAGGCTCATGGCTGCGATCTGTTCGTCAGTCACTTCGCGGACGCGACCGGGGGTTCCGTTTTCGCGCTCGGGGACTGGCTCGTCGCCTCTAACCTCGCTCAGTACCGACTTGCGGAGTGCAGACTCGATGTTGCGCCGTTCGCGCTCGGTCTCGAGCTTGACTGACTCGTCGTGTACGAACTTGAGATATTCAGCGACACCCTCAGCTTGAGATTTTCCTGCTCCGAATGTCTGTCCCCCGACCTTCTCCTGAATGGATCGGTCGAGAGATTGCTGGAACAATACGACACCGTCCATGAAAGTGCCACCAGCAGCTTGCGCTTGCTGCTGCGCGGCTTGCGCTTCGCTCTGCAGACGGCGCTGCTCGAGCTCGCCAAGCGTGTACAGGTCGTTGTCCTGCGCTGCCTGACGCTTCTGCTGCTCGATGGCGTCCTGCTCGCGCTTGCGAAGTAACGCGTCCGCCTTGTGACCGATCAGGCCGCTGAGCGTCTCGTCCTTTTCGAGCACGTCCCGCGGCAGGTTTTTGGCCAGCAGTTTGAACTTCTCGACCGGGTCCTTGACCTCGTCGACCTGCGCGAACCACTCCGGCGACGCTTGCGCGCTCTCACCGTCGGTGGCCCTGCTGTCGTCACCGGTCGGTGCTTCGCTTGCTTGAGGCGCCGGAGTGGGGTCGGGTGTGGCCCGCCGCGAACCGCGGGAACCGCGGGTCCGCTGCGGAGCCTCCTCTACGGGCGCCGCTTCCGCGGCCGCTGCTTGTTCCTCTTCGAGCAGGTCGGGATGGATCCCGCGGTCACTCATCGTCATGCGTATCTCCACGTCGGGTGATGCTCAAAGTTGGCGCAGCACACGAACGACGTCCAGAACACCAGCGCGGTCCGACGTCGATACCAGCGAAAACGACCGTGACTCACTTCTTCCGTTTCGCCGCCCGTTGCGTAGCGTACGCCGCGGCGACCGCCTGCTTGACGGGCCTGCCTGAGCGGACCATCTCGCGAATGTTCGACTTGAACGCTGCCTTACTGGCTGACTTCTTGAGTGGCATGGTCTACCTCTTGACTGCACCGACCGTCGTCGGCGCCTGGAACTGCGGCAGCGTGTTCTTGATCTGCGCCAGCGCGTCGTTCGGGTCGATGCCGTACTTTTCCTGCATCCCCTGGAGAACCATGCTCTGCGTTGACGGCGCCGCGCGCAGGAACTCGTTGCTGTTGAGCTTGTTGGGCGTCGGGATGCCATTCAGGACGTCGTTCATCGACGTCTGATTGGGCGTCGGATCGCGAATGTCCTGGATCATCTGCGACAGGTAGCCGAGGCCGCCCTGGGTGTTGCCGCCGGCGGTGCCGACCCCCTGGACCGTATTCGGTGCCGAAAAGCCGGCCACGCCACCACCACCCAACAAGCGACCCATCTGGCCGATCGCCTGCTGTTGCCTGAACGGATTGGCCTGGAGTGATGCGGCCTGGGCGATCATGCCCATCTGTTGCGTGTACTGCTGCTGCTGCGCGGCCTGTGTCAACATTCCCTGACCACCCGCGAGTGCCGCGGTCAGCCCCGGTGCGTTCTGCATCGGGGCTCCTGCTGGAATCTGGGCAGGGTCGCCGATATGCGTCATCTGCCCACCAGGACCGACCGCGTAGATTGCGCCATTCGTTGAGTCGCGTACGTAGCTACCCGTCGCGTACGGGTTGTAGTAGCCCGTCAGATTCGCCTGCTGGAGTTGGCCGGCCTGCGTCGGTTGACCCTGATAGGTGCCCGTCAGACCCGCCTGGCTGATGGCGAGGTTTTCGTTGAACCGACGAATGTCGTCGTCAAACTTTTTCTGGTCCAGCCCGAAGGTCTGATTGAACTCGCGGATAGCTTCGTTGATGGCGTCCTTGTTGCCGCTCGCCGCCGCGCCGAGCAACCCCTGAATGCCCGCGGCCAACTGACCACCGCTGGCCGTCGTATTCGTCGTCCCGACCGCCGCCCCGCCGGAGCTGGCCTGGCCGGTGGCTGGATTGCCACCCGCTTGAGCGTAGACCTGACCATTTTCGGAACCAACGAAGTACCCCTGATTCCGCAGGTCGGCGCGGTACGACTGATCGGTCTGAAGTCGTGCTTGATCAACTGCCATCTATCACCGACCTCCCAAAATACTCGCCGCCGTCAGCGGTTGCGGCATCGGCGCCACGAACGCCGGTTGGGGTTGTGCCAGCCACGGAGCGATCCCACCCGTATAGGCCATGCCCGCCCCGTAGTTCTGGCCGGGCACCTGCGCCATTGGCGCCTGGAACCCGCTCGCGACCGGCACGGGCTGAATGGGCGCGACCGCCTGGACCGGCTGAGGACCAGTGATGACGCCACCTGGACCCATCGTCCGTCCAGGCGCGTTCTGCGGCGGCTGGTTCCACTGGATGTCGGCCGGGTTGTAGCCACCAGGCGCGACCATGCCGCCTGTCTGTTGCGACTGCTGCGCGGCTTGCGTCGCTGCCACCGCGGGGAGCAGTTGGCCTGTCAACTCCTGGTGCTTGTCCAGCATCTGACGCAGCGTGCTAATCGCCGCCTGCGTCGTCGGGTCGGCCAGGTTGCTCTGCGGGTCGGCCGCCTGGATCATGCGCGCCGC